GCTGGACGAGCAGCTGAGCCCGCAGCTCAAGGAGCTGCTGATGGCCTACAGCGAGGGGCTGATCGCCGGGGCGCGCAGCGCGCAGCGATAGGACAAGAAAAGGAGGAGACGGCTATGCCGAAGGTAAATTTAGCGCGCGACCCGCGCGCCGAGCGGGCGGCCAGCATGCGCAGGACGATCAACGCGAAGCGGGGGATGCGGGACATCGCGTCCCAAACGGAGCTCGCCCGGCGGATCGGGATGCGCGCGGGGACGCTGAGCGCGAAGATGCACAGCGGCGCATGGACGGCGGAGGATCTGGCGGCGCTGGACAAGGTGCTGCGGTTCTCGGCCGAGGAGCTGGCCGCGCTGGTGAGGAGCTGAGAGGTCATGGCGAGTAAGCAGTCAACCTGCTGGGTGATCGAGCACCCGGAGATCGGGACGGCGTTTGTCGTGGCCGACAACTGGGAGCAGGCCACGGTGCGGGCGGCGGAGTTCTGGGGCGTGAGCTGGGCGCGGACGGTATCCGGCATGGAGCTGGTGCGGCGGAAGGACGCGCGGAAGAACATCTGCTGCCGCTGCGGCCAGATCTTCCACGGGAGCGGGGATCTGTGCGGCGCGTGCGAGAAGATCCTGCGGACGGAGGAGGACGAGACGAGCCGCCGACTGCGGGAGACCTGGTATCTCGGGAGAAAAGACGCCGCCTTCGGGCGGTGAGAAACAAACGAGGAGGAACACAGGATGATCGACGAGAGGAGCCTGACGCGGGCGATGAAGGAATCGTGGCGCGGGGGCGGCTATGAGGTGGCCGGGTACGGCGACGGGAACGGGCGGATGCTGTTTCTGGACGGGCGGGCATGGGCGGCGCTGCTGCCGCGCAGGACATGCCCGCGGAAGGTGCTGGCGCTGCTGGCGGAGCATCTGGGCGAAATCCCGGAGGCGAGCGCCTACCGCGTGAGCAAGAACACGGGCGCGCAGAACCAGATGATGGACATGCCGCTCGGAACGCTGGACAAGCTCCAGCGCGAGGTCGCCGAGGGCAAGGGCGAGGAGATCCTGCGGACGAACATGGTCTGGAAGGGCCGGGAGGTCTGGCAGAAGGAGAACCTGCGGGTGTTGGCGTTTGACGCGGCGCTGACGGAGATCGGCTTCGGCGATCCGCTGGCCTACGGGAACATGCTGGTCTGGGACGACGAGGGTGGGATGGTCTTTATCCTGCCGGAGGCGAATCTGATCGACGAGACGCTGGAGCGGCTGCTGGAGCAGACGCCGCTGGTATAAGAGGAGGACAGGCGACATGTACGGGCAGTGCTGGAAATGCGGCAAGTGGGGGCAGATGGAGCGGCACCACATCTTCGAGGGCGTGGCCAACCGGAAGAAATCGGAGGAATACGGGCTGGTCGTGCTGCTGTGTGGGGAGGAGTGCCACCGGAACGGCCGGGAGGCCGCCCACCGCTGCGGCGAGACGGCGCTGCGGCTGCACCGGTGGGGGCAGCGGAAGTTCATGGAGGAGCAGCACGCGACGGAGGAGGACTTCCGGCGGGTGTTCGGGAAGAGCTATCTGTAAGGAGGAAGAGCTATGACGGTTACATGGGTACTGGCCTACATCGGGGCCGCGGCGGTGGCCGCAGGGTGCGTGCGGCTGGTCGAGCGGATGGAGGGGCGGCGATGAAAGCGAAAAATCTGCTCGAGGTACTGGAGCGGTACGACAATTACGCGGTATGTCCCGGGTGCCAGGGCTGCGAGGGAAAGAAGGTGATCGCATGCCGCGACCTGATCCGGCAGGCGGCGGCGCGGATCCGCGGGCAGGAGCGGCAGATCGAGTGCCTGATGGATGCGAACGAGGGACACCGGCGGATGCTGGTGGAGCTGCACCAGAGGCTTGCAAAGGCGGAGCTGGGCTGGATCTCCACGGAGGAGGCGCAGCCCGTGCGCTCGGGGGACTACTGGGTGCGGACGGCGGGCGGGATCTATACGGTTTTGCCGTACTCGACGCGGCACGGGGCATGGAACGCGATGGACGAGCAGGAAACGGCGCTGCGGGCTATCCCGGTGACGCACTGGATGGAGATTCTGCCGGCGGTGGAAGGAGACAGGCCATGATGCACAGGGCGGAGACGATGCGGTGCGGCGCGTGCAGCAATTTTATCCCGGCGCGGTCACGGCGGGCGCCGAAGCGGGGCTTTTGCCGGCTGGCGGGGCACAACACCTGCGTGAGCGAGAGCACGCGCGTCTGCCGGACGGACTTTGACCCGGTGCAGCCGATCGTCCCGACGAACCGGGACAGGCTGGACGAGATGAGCGACGCGCAGCTTGCGCAGTGGCTGGAGCGATTGACAGGAAACCCGGCGGAGAACCTGCTGCGATGGCTGCGGGCGCCGGCGGAGACGAACGAGGAGGAAACACCATGGAAAACGATCTGAGAGACCGCGCGGAGCGGATGGCGCGGAAGCTGCGCGCCTGCGCGGACGACGAGCAGTGCGCCGCGTGCGCGGAGGAGTGCGGCGTGAACGACGGGACGCTGCTGCTGGCGGCGGCGCAGACCATCCGGGATCTGCTGGAGGGCGCGGGTGGCGAGGAGCGCACAGAGGGCGAGACGGAAACGCCGTCATGGATCAAGGCGGCCTATGAGGCGGGGCCGGAAAACTACGACACCGTACTCGACCGGGGGCTGAGCGCGATCGGGCGCGAGGTCATGGACATCGCGAACCGGCACAAGAAGGATCTGCCGCTGGTGATCGCGGTGCTGCGGCTGACGATCGCGCCGCTGGAGCGGCACATGACCGACGAGGGGCAGGCGATGCTCCAGTGGATTCTGCGCAACGCCGCGGCGGTGGATCTGACGGACGCGCAGAAATAAAAAAAGGCCCCGGCGGAGCGGCAACTCCGTCGGGGCAGTCAGATGAGGGTCAAATGACAACCAAGTACACCCCTATGATAACCGACGGAGGGGAGAAAGGCAAGGAAAAATTTTATGACGGAAGCGCAGAGGGCGGCAATCGCGGCCATTGAGAGCCAGCAGCCGCAGAAGCACAACACCGTATGGATGGCGGGCGAGCAGCTCAAGGAGATCGCCCGCAGCGAGCCGGGGTCGGCAGAGCTGCTGGCGAAGGATCTGGCGGGCAAGGGCATGACGATCGCGGATGCGGAGAAGAAGATCGCGGAGCTGGCGCGGAAGAACCGGGACGGCAACTGCGGATGCGTGAGCAGCGAGGAGGCGGAGGACGTTCTGCGGGCGTTTTACGGTCTGCCGCAGCGCGGGGAGGCGCGGGAGGAAGCACCGAAGGTGCTGGATCTCGCGGACTTTCTATGACGGACTGGGAGGCCTTCCGGCAGGCGCTGCCGAAGGCGGCTCCGGAGGAGCTTATCGACTGGGCCGCACGGACGCAGAAGGACGAACTCGGCGGGGAGCTCTGCCTGTTCTCGCGGGAGAGCGTGAGCTGGTTGGAAGAAGAGCCGCAGCAGATCATGACGCCGGAGGATATCGAGCGGCGCGAAAAGTCGCGCAGGCGGACGTGGGGCGCACGGTGCAGCTGCACGGCCTGCGGCGAGGACTTCGCCGCGGGATGGCTGCGCGGGCTGAAGCTGCCCGGAAATCGGGAGATCCGCGGGATCGCGCTGCTGCAGGGGGACGACGGGCTCCTTTACGAGGGGATCCCGGACATGGAGGACGCCTGCTGGCGCATGAGCGCGGCGGAGATCGCGGAGACGGATCACTTCGACTGCCCGCTCTGCGGGGAGGACGTACAGCTGGTGCGGCGGAAGGATCTGCGCAGCGGGCGGACGCATCAGGTGCAGGTCGTGACGGCGGAGGTGATCCACGGGGTGACGGTGCTGCTCTACTGGATGGTACGCCGGGAATTCGACGAATACGGCGGCAGCGGCGCTGCCGCGTGGCCGAGAGAGGCAATCGCCCTGACGGAAAAGGGCGGGCTGAAACGTTTTACACGGGCGAAATACAACCAGTTCGGCACCGAGTGGAACACGGGCGAGTGGCGCGCGGTGCGGCAGATGCGCGACCCGGAGACGGTCAAATACTACAGCTGGGAGGCAAACAGCCACAAGAAGATCGGCGCCGCCGTCCGGCCGGAGGTGCCGGATCTCACGGGGAGCACGGGGGAGAAAACCGGACTCGAGGACTACATCCGCGCAGGAGGCCAATGGCCGGTGCAATATCTGAAGCTGTGGAAACAGCACAGAAACGTCGAAAATCTGGCCCGCGCGGGCTGGGGCCGGACGCTCGGCGGCGCCATCGAGGAGATGGTATGGAATCAGGTCATGGCGCCCTACAAGGTACATGAAATAGAACTGCGGTGGATCGACTGGAACGAGGTGAAGCCGGGGCGGATGCTCGGCATGGGCAAGGCGGAGGTCAGGGCTCTCGCGGGGCGCTGGGACTGGCAGACGGCAGACGCGTGGGCGGTTTACCGGTGCTGGCAGGGCGGCTGCACGGCGGAGGAATTCGACCGGTGCCGCGCGGAGCTGGGGCCGGCGGGGCTGCTGGTGCTCGTGAGCATGATCGAGGACGGGCACGAGGTGCCGCTGTTGAAAGCGGCGCGGTACATCAAAAAGCAGGAGGAGCGGCGCGGCGGGGATCTGGCGCGGACATTCCTCGACTACCGCGAGATGCTGGACGCGGACGCGACGGAAGAGGAGCTCTGGCCGAAGGATCTCGTCGCGGCGCACGACCGGCTCGCGGAGCTCCACGGAGACAGGGACATGCGCCAGTACACGGAGGCGATGCGGCAGCTGGCGCAGGAGCTGGCGGCGCTGGCGTGGAGCGACGGGGAGATCTGCATCCGGGCGGCGGCGACGCCGGGAGAGCTCAAGGAGGAGGGGCGCGTGCTCAAGCACTGCGTCGGCACCTACTGCGACAAGCACGCGGCGCGGACGGACGTGATTTTCTTTGTGCGGCACGCGCGGCGGCCGGAGCGGAGCTGGTACACGCTCGACATCAACATGACGGGGCGGATCCCGAAGGAGGTCCAGCTGCACGGCTACCGGAACGAATGGTACGGGAAGGCCGGGCACGGAAAAATTCCGCAGAAGGTGCGGGATTTCTGCGACCGGTGGGAGCGCGAGGTGCTCGCGCCGTGGTACGCGCAGCGGCAGGAGCGTAAAAACAAGCAGAAAAGGAGGAAAACGAGCGCATGAGCGAGACAATCAACGTGCCGATGGCGGCGCAGCGGGACATCAAGACGGTGACAACGGAGATCCGGACGCTGCACCGGCAGGCACAGTGCATGGTACTGGGGTACGCCATCGAGATCGGGCGGCGGCTGAAGGAAGCAAAGGCGATGCTCGACCACGGCCAGTGGGGGCCGTGGCTGCGGGAGGAGGTGGACTTCTCCCAGTCCTCGGCCAACAATTTCATGCGGATTTTCGAGGAATACGGGGCGCAGCAGGTGAGCCTTTTCGGGGACGCAAATTCGCAAGCGCTTGGGAATTTGCCCTATACGCACGCGCTGCGGCTGCTGGCACTGCCGGCGGAGGAGCGCGAGAGCTTCGCGGAGGAGCACCACGCGGAGGAGCTGAGCACGCGGGAGCTGGAGAAGCTGATCCGCGAGCGGGACGAGGCGCGCAGGGCCGAGCAGGACGCGCAGGAAAAGGCCGCCGCGGCGGACAAGGCGCGCGCCGCGGCCGAGGAGCTGGCAAAGGGCGCGGAGGACGCCCGGCGGGACGCGCTCGCAGCGGCGGAGCGGCTGAAAAATGCACAGGCCGCGGAGAAGGACGCGAAGGCCGCCGCGAAGCAGGCGAAGGCCGAGCTGAAGGCGCTGCGGGAAAACCCGGTGATCCCGGCGGAGGTACTGGAGAAGCTGCGCGCAGAGGAGGCCGAGCGCGCGGCAGAGACGGCGCAGAAGGAGACCGCCCGGCGGGTGGCCGAGGCGGAAAAAGCCGCGCAGGAGAGCGCCCGGCGCGCCGAACAGGCGGAGCGGCAGCTGGCGGCGGCCGATCCGGAGGTCGCGACATTCAAGGCGTGGTTCCGGGCGGTGCAGGACGACTTCGCGCGGATGCAGGAGACGCACGCGCAGGTGACGGATCAGGCGAAAGCGGACAAGCTCCGCGCGGCCGTGCGGGCGCTGCTGGAGCGGGAAAGGACGGTGTGGGGATGAAAATTTACATTGCGGGAGCGATTACAGGGGATCCGGAGTACCGGGAGAAGTTCCGGCGGGCCGAAGAAGCCGTGCGGGCAGAGGGGCACGTCGCGGTGAACCCGGCGGTGCTGCCGGAGGGGCTGGAGCCGGGGGACTACATGCGGATCTGCACGGCAATGCTCGACAGCTGCGACGCGATCGCACTGCTGCGCGACTGGGCGCACAGCAAGGGCGCATGTATCGAGATGACCTACGCGCAGTACGTCGGGAAGAAACTTATGAGACTGTGGGACATGCCGGACGGGCTGTGGCTCAGGGAGGGGATTTGAGATGGAACATCAGGTAACGCCGGAGGTGCTGGCGGCGGCGCTGCGGTGCTCGGCGGCGGAGGACGTGCATGAGACACACTGCGAGACATGCCCGTACTATGTGGTGGAGGATCTGAGCGGGGAAGAAGCCGCGTTTTTCGGGGAGAAATGGGCAACGTGCGACGTCGACCGGATGGCGCTGGACGCGGCGGCGATGATCGAGGAGCTTTCCGGGAGGGACGTATGAGCGGATGGGATTCGCGGCTCGAGAAGGGGCCGGACGGGCAGAAGTGCAGGACGTGCATCTACCGGGCGGCGAACCGGTACGGGCCGTGGGGCTGCGGCTACGCGGACGTGACGGGGCAGTCGAAGCTCGCAGCGTTCCCGGACGCGGAGCCGGGGACGCGGGCGGGGCGGCACTGCATCGTCTATCAGCGCGGGAGGGCCGCGAAGAAGCAGGCGCCGATCCTGCCGCAGAAGACGAAGAAGCAGGCGCCGATCCTGCCGCAGAAGACGAAGAAGCCGCCCGCAGAACCGAAGCCGAAGCGACAGGAGAACTGGACACCTTGGCGGAGCAAAGCGCAGATCGCAGACGAGCGGCGGGCGCTCTACGACCTCGGGTGGACAGACGGGCAGATCGCGGCACGGCAGGGCATGAGCCGCGAGACGATCAAAAAATGGCGGCAGCGCAACGGGTATCCGGCAAACGGATGGCCGATGAAGAAAGCAGAAAAGGCCACGTGATTTTGCAAAGATGGTCCGGCGGGAAGGCCGGGCCATCTTTGGAGCATCACCGGAAGAAGAGAGACACCCTATATAATACGCGTGCGCGCGTATTTTTGGTCGGGTCCTTAAAGACCTAAGTATACGGACAGGAGGCAGAAAACGCAGATGGGAGGGAAATGGATGATCCGCACCTACAAGTCCGGGAGGGTAATCGAGAAGAGCAAGTTCTGGGTACCGGCACAGGCGAGACCCAGAGCGGGCCGGGTGAAGAACAACACGAGCGCCGCCAAGCGCGACCAGAACGCAAGGCGGGCTGTGCGCACGCTGGCGCGCACGATTAACTGCAACTTCGGGGCGAAGGATCTGTTCGTCACGGCGACGTTTGACGACGGGACACTGGCGCAAATCGGCGGGGACTACGCGCAGCTCACGCGGCTGCTGGGCAACTTCATGAAGCGGCTCAAGCGGAAGGTGCGCCGGGAAGGCGCAGAGCTTCAGTGGGTGGCCTGCCCCTCCGCGATGGACGGAGAAACGGGCAAGCCCGTGCGCCTGCACGTACACATGGTGCTCAGCGGCAATGGAATCCGATGGGAGGACGGCCAGTGGATGGTCGGGAGCGAGACGCTCGGCTCCATCTGGGCGATGGGCAGTCTCTACGCGGAGCCGCTGCGCGGGCAGGGCGACTATACGCCGGTGGCGGTCTACATGCTGCGCCAGGCGCGCCGCGACGTGCCGGACGCGAAGAAGTACAGCTGCAGCCGGAACATGAAGCAGCCGGAGATCACCGAGCGCGTGGTACATACGGGCCGGGCACTGCGCCAGCCCGCGCGGGCCTATCTGCTGGAGAGCAGCGCATACGATGCGGAGACGGGCTGCCACTACATCCGCTATCTGGCGCCGGAGGGAAAGCACGATGCAGACGAAAGATAGCGCGCGGGCGGTCTGCCCGTGGTACGAGTGGAGCACGGAGAAGCTGATCGTCTGCGCGGGGACAGAGCCGGGGCAGACGATCCGGATGCAATTCCGGGGGCGAAAGAAAAAGGAACAATGGTTCGAGCGCTGCTGCGCGGGGTACGACTACGGGAAATGCGTGGTCTGCCGGGCGCTGACGGCGCACAACGAAGAGACATAGCCGCGCGGGGAGACCTGCGCGGCCTTCCGGCATACGCCAGCGGGGAGAAATTGCCGCCGCCCGGCGGTTACAATGGGCAGGAAGGGGCGGTGAGCGCATGGCGCAGGTCAAGCTGAGCGAAAAGCGAAAAAAGAAGATCATCGCGGACTACGCGGTGGAGGGCAGTTACCGGGCGGCGGCACGGAAAAACGGCGTGAGCCCGAACACGGTGCGGCGGCTGGTGCTGGCGGATCCGGAGAGTGCGCGGGCTGCGCAGGACAAAAAAGGCGCGTGCGCGCGCGATATATTGAGCTACATGGACGGGCAGAGGGACACCGTGTGCAGCATCATCGGCACAGGACTGGAGGTTCTGTCGAGCCCTGAGCGGATGGCGACGGCGAGCCTGCGCGACATCACAACGGCGATCGGCACGCTGATCGACAAGTGGACGATGGCGGCGCAGGCCGGACGCAGCCGCGAGCCGATCACGATCGAGATGCCCGAGAAGGCGAAGGAGTACGGCGAATGAAGCTGGTCATTGACGGGCCGAACGAGAAGCAGGCGCTTTTTCTGCTGGACAAGCACAAGTACATCGCATACGGCGGGGCGCGCGGCGGCGGGAAGAGCTGGGCCGTGCGGACGAAGGCGAAGCTCATGGCGCTGCGGTATCCGGGAATCCGGCTTCTGATCGTGCGCCGGAGCTACCCGGAGCTGATCAACAACCACATCAACACGCTGCGCAAGGAGCTGCTGGGCGTGGCCAAGTACAACGACAAGGACAAGGTGCTGCGGTTTATCAACGGGTCGACGATCAACTTCACCTACTGCGACCGGGACCAGGATCTCGACCGGCTGCAGGGCGTGGAGTACGACGTGATTTTTCTGGATGAGGCAACGCAGCTGTCGGAATACCAGATGAAAACGATCGTGGCGTGCGTGCGCGGCGTGAACGACTTTCCGAAGCGGGTATATTTCACCTGCAACCCCGGCGGGCAGGGACACGGATACATCAAGCGGCTGTTCATCGACCGGCGGTTCGAGAGTGGGGAGAACCCGGCGGATTATGCGTTCATTCAGGCGCTCGTGCGCGACAACACGGCGCTGATGCAGACGCAGCCGGAATACATCCGGCAGCTGGAGGCACTGCCGCCGCATCTGCGCGAGATGTGGCTGGAGGGGCGCTGGGACGTATTCGCGGGGCAATTCTTCGAGGAGTTCCGGCTGGATCCGGATCCGGCGCTCTGCAAGCTGGCAGGGGTCACGGCGGAGGAGGCGGCGCAGCAGCACCGCTTCACGCACGTGATCGCGCCGTTCCGCATCCCGCGCGGGTGGAAGATCTACCGCAGCTACGACTTCGGATACAACAGGCCGTTCTCGCTGGCATGGTGGGCCGTGGACTACGACGGGGTACTATACCGGATCAAAGAGCTTTACGGGTGCACGGGCGAGCCGAACGAGGGCGTGCGCCAGACGCCGGACGAGCAGTTCCGGCGGGCGGTGGAGATTGAGCGGACAGACCCGCTGCTCGCGGGGCGGAAGATCGAGGGCGGCGTGGCCGACCCGGCCTGCTGGGACACATCGCGCGGCGAGAGCGTACAGGAGACGGCGGGGCGGTACGGCATCTACTTCGAGCCGGGGGACAACGCCCGGATTGCGGGATGGATGCAGTGCCACTACCGGCTGCAGTTCGACGCGCAGGGATATGCGCGGTGCTACATCTTCGACACATGCAAGGACTTCATCCGGACGATCCCGCTGCTGATGTACGCAAAAACGAAGCCGGAGGACGTGGACACGGAGCTGGAGGATCACGCGGCCGATGAGTGGCGGTACATGTGCATGTCACGGCCGGTGGCGCCGATTCTGCGCGAGGAGAAGGAGACGCCGTGGGCGGATCCGCTGAACCAATACGAACGAAAGTGAGGAGCACACATGGACGAGGTACAGGCCGGGAAGATCGGCCGGGAGCAGCTGCTGGAGTGGACGAAGACGCTCGAGCGGTACCGCGCGGGCAAGGCCAGCGTGGACGCGCGGGCCATCAGCGCGGAGAGCTGGTGGAAGCTGCGCAACTCCGGCGAGGAGGACAGACAGGACGGCATCGCGCGCGACGGATTCCGGTCGCGGTCGGGCTGGCTGCACAACGTGGTGACGAACAAGCACGCGGACGCGATGGAGGCCTATCCGGAGCCGGTGGTGCTGCCGCGTGAGCCGGGCGACCGGCAGGAGGCGAAGACGCTGTCGGCGATTCTGCCGGTGATTCTGGAGCAGAACCAGTTTGAAAAGACGTGGTCGGAGGCGATGTGGCAGAAGCTCAAGATCGGGACGGGCTGCTACAAGGTCGTCTGGGACGGAAACAAGCTCGGCGGGCTCGGCGACATCACGGTGACGCGGGCAAACCTGCTGAACCTATTCTGGGAGCCGGGCAAGAGCGACATCCAGCAGTCGCGGTATGTGTTCCAGACGGAGCTGGCCGACCGGGATCTCGTGGAGGAGGCATATCCGCAGTGCAAGGGGAAGCTCAAGGGCGACATCTTCACGGCGAAAAAGTTCCTCTACGACGATACTGTCCAGACGGACGGGAAGGTGACGGTCATTGAGGTCTACTACCACGTGGGGAAGATCCTGCATTACTGCAAGTACGTGGGAGACGTGGTGCTCTACGCGACGGAGAACGAGACGGACGCACCGACACGCACGGTGGTGCAGCCGGGGCCGGACGGCCAGCCGGTGACGCTGGAGGTCCCGGCGGGGCGGCCGATGGCGGAGACGGGGCTTTATGACCACGGGAAATATCCGTTCGTGCTGGACCCGCTGTTCCCGGTGGAGGGCTCGCCGGCGGGTTACGGGTACGTCGACCTGTGCAAAAACCCGCAGACGGAGATCGACCTGATGCGCACGGCGCTGGTGAAAAACACGATCTCGGGCGCGACGCCGCGCTACTTTGTGCGGCAGGACGGCGCGATCAACGAGGCGGAGCTGCTGGACGTGAACAAGCCGGTCGTCCACACGACGGGAAACCTCGGGGAGGATTCGATGCGGGTGCTCGACTACACGCCGCTGCCGGCGAACTACGTGGCGATGCTGCAGGAGACGGTGCAGGAGCTGCGCGAGACGAGCGGCAACACGGAGACGGCATCCGGCTCGACTTCGGCGGGCGTGACGGCGGCGAGCGCGATCGCGGCGCTGCAGGAGGCGAGCGGCAAGGGCTCACGCGACAGCACGAAGAGCGGCTACCGCGCGTACCGGGAGATCGTGGGGCTTTGCATCGAGCTGATCCGGCAGTTTTACGACGCGCCGCGTCAGTTCCGCATCACAGGCGAGAACGGGCAGGAGCAGTTCGTGAGCTACGACAACGCGGGGCTGCAGCCGCAGGCACAGGGCGAGATCTCCGGGGTGGACATGGGCTACCGGGTACCGGAGTTCGACATCTCGGTGCAGGCACAGAAACAGACGGCCTACACGACGATGGCGCAGAACGAGCTGGCGCTGCAGTTTTACCAGCTGGGCTTTTTTAACCCCCAGCAGGCAGACCAGACGCTCATGTGCCTGGACATGATGGAGTTTCGGGGCAAGGAGGACGTCGTGGCGAAGATCCGGCGGATGGGGACGCTCTACGACCAGATGCAGATGCTGCTGCAATACGCGGCGACGCTCGCGCAGAAGGCACAGGACGCCGGGGCGCTGGCGCAGCTGCAGAGCATCGCGGCGGGCATGGGCGGCCAGCTGGCGCAGGGACAGCCGGTGGAGATGCCGGCGGGCGGCGACGAGGAGAGCGGCCACGTACAGAAAGCGCGCAGTCAGGCGCGGGCGGCTTCGCAGCCGGAGGGCGGCGCATGATCCGGGTGGAGTGCAGCCCGCGGGCGCTGACGCTGCGGGTGGAGGGGCACGCATACCGCGGGAAACCGGGGGAGGACATCGTATGCGCGGCGGCGTCGATGCTGGCCTATACGGCGGGGTACATGCTCGTGCAGGCGGAGGAGCGCGGCGAGGCGCGGGACGTGGTGACGGTCTACGACAGCGGGCTGGCGCAGATCTCGGCCAGAGCGGCAAACGCGGCGTGCGCGCGGCGGCTCGAACGGAGCTTCGCGGACATCTGCGCGGGGTTTCGATTGCTGGCAAAGCAGGAGCCGGATGCGGTGCGCGTGAAAATAATTTAGACAGCGGGGAGAAAAACGGGGAGCGGATGGGTTATGCTGGGGTTGCCGGGAGCGGGGGCCCCGGCGGCATCCATTCCTCCTTTTCCTTTCTGGGGCCCGGCGCGCACGCGCCGGGCATACGCATGCGGCAGCCCAAACGCGGGGGCAGCACCCGCGGCATGCGCCATATGGGCTCGTCCACCAAACGGACAGACAATCATGGAGGGAAAGACATGATGGAGAAGCATTGGCTGCAGCTGTTCGCCGAGGGCGAGGGCGGCCAGACGGGCGGAGAAACCGCTCCCGACGCCGGGGAGCAGACTTTGGAGCAGCTGGGCGTCCCGGCCGAGCTGATTGCCAAGCGGGCGAAGCGCACACCGCACAGGGCCGCACCGGCGGCGCCGAAGCAGGAGCCGCAGCGGGACGCCGCCGCAGAGCAGCCGGAGGAAGAAAAGCCGGCAGCACAGAAGAGGATGACCTGGGACGAGATCATGGCAGACCCGGAATACAACCGGCAGATGCAGGAGACCGTCCGGCAGCGGCTCAAGGACAGCCGGGGCGCGGAGGAGCGCCTGCACGCACTGGATCCGGCGATGCAGATTCTCGCGCAGCGGTACGGCCTGAAAGACGCGGCGGACAGCAAGGCGCTCGCCAAGGCGATTATGGAGGACAACAGCTTCTATGAGGACAAGGCCGCGGAGATGGGCGTGGAGCCGGACGTGGCCCGGCGGATCGACCAGATGGAGCGCTTCGAGCAGCAGCGTGAAGCGGAAGCGCAGCGCAGCGAGCAGGAGAAAGCCATGCGGGAGCACTTCCGCAGTCTCGCCGAGCAGGAGGCGGAGCTGAAAAAGACGGTGCCGGACTTCGACCTGCAGAAGGAGCTGCAGAACCCGACGTTTCTGCGCATGACGGCGCCGGGCTCTGGGCTGCGCGTGGCGGACGTGTATTTCGCGCTGCACCGGCAGGAGCTGCAGGAGGCGGCGCGCAAGCAGGCCGCGCAGGAGGCGGCACAGAAGATCTCGGCCTCCGTCCGGGCGGGCTCGAACCGGCCGGTGGAAAACGGGGTATCCTCTCAGGCCCCCTCGACGGGGAGCATCGACTACGCACACATGACAAGAGCGCAGCGGCAGGCGCTCAAGGACGAGATCCTGCGCGCCGCTGCCAGAGGGGAGAAGATCTATCCGCAGTGAGGGGACTTCTCCCGGAGAGGAGAAGCATATGAAAACTTTTGAAACGATGAATCTGCAGCTGTTCGCGGACGCCGGCACGCTGGTGAACGCGACGGGCAACTACGTCAACGCCTATGACGGCACAACGACCGCATTTTCCGGTGTGAACACGCTGGCTTCCACGCTCAAGACGTTCTACGACACGGAGCTGCTGGAAAACGCGCGCATCACGATGATCTACTCGCAGTTCGCAAAGAAGCAGCCGCTGCCCGCGAACCACGGTAAGACCGTCGAATGGCGCAAGTGGAACACGTTCGCGCGGGCGGCGAAGCTGACCGAGGGCGTGATCCCGACGGGCCAGAAGTTCGGCCAGAGCGCCAAGACGGCATCCATCAGCCAGTACGGCACCTACGCCGCGATTTCCGACCAGCTGGAGCTGCATGCGTTTGATCCGGTGATTCTGGGCGCGACGGAGGAGATGGGCGCGTCGATGGCGGAGACGCAGGAGATTCTGATCCGCGACGCGCTGCTGACGGGCACGAACGTGCTCTACTGCGACAACATCAAGGACGACGGTACGGTCGTTTCCACGCCGACGAGCTGCGCGACGATGGCCGCGGGCGGCCAGACGAGCGGAGCGGACAACGGCTGGGCGCTGCTGACGCCGGACATGGTCGCCAAGGCCGTGACGAAGATGAAGAAGGACCGCGTGCCGACCATCAACGGCAAGTACGTGGCCGTGATCCATCCGTCCGTTGCCTATGACCTGCGCAAGAGCGACGCGTGGATTGAGGCGCACAAGTACGCCTCGCCCGAGGAGATCTACAACGGAGAAATCGGAGAGCTGCACGGCGTGCGCTTTATCGAGAACTTCATGGCGCCGGTGCTGGGCGGCACGAGCTACAAGAACAAGGCCGAGGGCGTGACCTACGCGACGTATTTCTTCGGCAAGGACGCCTTCGGCATCATCGACCCGGCGGGCGGCGGCGCGGAGATGATCATCAAGGACAAGGGCACGGTCGGCGGTCCGCTCGAGCAGTTCAGCACGGTGGGCTATAAGTTCGAGACGAACGGCGCGACGATCCTGTATCCGGAGCGCGTGCTGCGCGTGATGAGCGTGTCCAGTTACTCGGCGACGGACAGCGCGAACTGACAGACGCCCCCTGGGGGGCGAGAAACGGGAGGAACACATGGCAGAAGAGAAGAAAAAGGCCGCAGAGGTTACGGCGGCCGCAGAGGTTGCAGAGCCTGCGGACGACGGGCGCAAGGATATCTTTATCCCGCGCGGGCCGAAGAACGACGACCCGAACCTGTTCGTCTCGGTGAACGGGAAGAACTACCTGCTGCCGCGCGGCCAGAAGTCGCGCGTGCCGCATGAGGTGGCAGAGGAGATTCACCGCGCGTGGGAGGCGGAGGAGATCCGCACACGCAACGAGGAGAAGCTCGCAAACGGTGAGCCGCTGACGGGCGAATAACAAACCACAGAGGAAGGGGAGAGACGGCGACGTTTCTCCCCTTTCGCGCTATGAGGAGGGAAACGCATGAAAGCAAGCGAGATGCTGGATCGGGTAGACACGTTCAAGCCGAACCAGTATACAGAGCCGCAGAAGCTCGGGTGGCTGCTGCAGCTCGACGGGCAGATCTGGCGGGAGATCATCCGGACGCACGAGGGCGGAGAGGACATCGCGCAGCCGGACGGCAGCGCGGGCGTCGAGCGGGAGCTGCTGGTGCCGGAGCCGTGGGCGGGGGATCTCTACAACTACTGGCTGCAGGCGATGATCGACCGGGAAAACGGGGAGATTGGGAAGTACAACCAGACGAGCCAGCTGTATAACCAGGCGTATCTGACATACGCGGGGTATTACAACCGGACGCACATGCCGATCGGCTGCGGGCCGATGAAGATTTGAGGAGGGGTGAGGAATGTATCTGCCGACGCTGAAGGAGAACAAACAGTCGCGGCTCATGACGAGCGAGTTCGGCGGCTATGACCGGCGGCTGCGCATCGGGGACGGGCAGTGGCGCGAGATGCAGAACATGACGGGCGACTGCTACCCGATGCTGGCGAGCCGCACACCGCGCGGGATCGGCGAGGAGATCGCAAGCCCAGCGGGGCTGACGGCCAAGGACGCGCTGATCTGGGTATCGGGATCAAAGATCGTGATCGGCGGGAAGGCCGTGGAGCTGGGGTTGAGCGAGGGCGTGAAGCAGCTGGTGAGCATGGGCGCGTATCTCGTGATCTGGCCGGATCGGAAGTACATCAACACGGCGGACACGACGGACTGCGGGAGCATCGACGCGGCGTTCGCGGCCGGGGAGAGCGCGCAGGTGCAGTTCGAGATGTGCGACGCGGAGGGCGCGCTCTATGAGAACGTGGCGCAGACGGAGCCGACCGACCCGGCGGGCGGGACGCTCTGGGTCGACGGAAAGGTGCTCAAGCGGTGGGACGGGACGAGTTCGATGTGGATCTCCGTCCCGACGGTCTACACGAAGATCAGCTGCACGGACATCGGAAAGAGCTTTTCGGAGGGCGACGGCGTGACGCTGGCGGGGATCGCCTACACGGGAGACAGCGAAACGGTGAAGGCCGAATACGCCGCGCTGAACGCGAGTAAGGTGATCCAGAAAAAGGGTGACAACTGGATCGTGGTCGTGGGGCTGGTGAGCCGGAACGCGGCGCAGACGGGCGGGCTGACCGTCAAGCGCGAGGCACCGGAGATGGACTACATCTGCCAGGCGCAGAACCGGCTCTGGGGATGCCGCTACGGCGTAAAGGATGGAAAAGCCGTGAATGAGGTCTATGGGTGCAAGCTGGGAGACTTCAAGAACTGGACGTGCTACGCGGGGCTTTCCACGGATTCGTGGGCGGCGCAGGTCGGATCAGACGGCGCGTGGACGGGCGCGGTGAACTATCAGGGCTACCCGACGTTCTTCAAGGAAAATGTGCTGCACCGGATCAGCGTCTCCGGCGCGGGGGCGCACCGGGTGACGGACACGCCGTGCCGCGGCGTGCAGAAGGGCAGCTGGCGAAGTTTGTGCGTGGTGAACGAGGTGCTCTACTACAAGGGGCGGACGGAGATCTGCGCCTATGACGGGTCGGTGCCGGTGGCGGTGAGCGCGGAGCTGGGCGACGAGCGGTACAGCGAGGCGGTCGCCGGCGGGTACGGGCGGAAATACTACATCTCGATGAAAAACAGTTCCGGAGCATACGAACTGCTGGTCTATGACGCGGCGCGGGGGCTCTGGCACAAGGAGGACAACGCACAGGCGATCATGTTCGCGGCGGCGGACGACGATCTGTTCTATATCGACGCGGCGACAAACAGGCTCGTCGCGGCGAACGGCACGCAGGGGACAAGAGAGGGTGACGTGGAATGGAGCGTGGTCTCGGGGATCATGGGCTATGAGTACCCAGACCACAAGTATCTGAGCCGGTTCGACCTGCGGCTGCAGATGCGCGGGGAAGCGAATCTCTATCTGCAGTACGATTCCTCCGGGCAGTGGCACTACGCGGGGCGGCTGCTCTGGAAGAAGGGCACGACGCGCAGCTTCGCAATGCCGGTGATCCCCCGGCGGTGCGACCATGTGCAGCTGAAGCTCAGCGGCAAGGGCGAGATGCGGCTGTTCTCGATCGCGCGGATTCTGGAACTGGGGAGTGATATGTGATGGTACAGCTCAACACGCCGCCGATGCTGCGCGGCGGCGGACAGGCACAGCTCGCGCAGATGCGCTCATATCTCTACCAGCTGGCCGAGCAGCTGAACGGGGCGCTCAACGCCATCGAGGCGGACAGCCTGACCGAGGAGGCGAAGGCCACGCTCGGCAGCGGGGCCGCGGAGAGCGCAGAGAAGCAGGTGCGCGAGGACATGGGGAAAACCTCGTCGGTGCTGAAAGACCTGATTATCAAGACGGCGGAGAGCGTCCGCAGCGAGACGCAGCGCGTGGAGACGGAGCTTCGGAGCAGCTATGTGGCAAAGAGCGAATTCGGGGCATACCAGGAGCAGGTGGACGCGAAGTTTACCGCGACGGCGGAGAACGTGACGCAGAGCATCCGGTATGCGAGCGAGCTGGAGGGGCGGCTCGACGAGCAGGCGGGCGACCTGCAGGGGCTGATCAGCTATCGGACGGAGACAAGGGGCTACATCCGGCAGGGCATCGTCGGCTATGAGGATACGGTGCCGATCATCGGCATCGCGATCGGGCAGGACATCCAGACGACCGGCACGCAGAGCGTGGACGGGAAGACATACGACGTGATCGACACGAGCCACAACATGTCGGTCTGGACGAGCAAGAAGCTCTCATTTTACGTAGAGGGCACGGAGATCGCGTATTTCTCAAACGGTGCGCTGCATGTGGGGCACGTGGAGCTTGACCGCATTACGGCGGCGGGCAAGTGGGACGTGAGCTTTTCGGACGGCGTGGCGTTCAAGTGGATCGGAGGGTAAGAGATGGCACTATCAGGCGCATTTACCGGCACGACCGGCAACCAGTATATCTTTCCTACGATCAGGTGGTCGGCGGTGCAGTCGCAGGACGGGAACTACTCGGACGTGACAGCGACGCTCTACTACAGCCGCAGCAACAGCGGATACACCACGAGCGGCACATGGTCGGGCGGTATCACGATCGACGGCCAGTGGACGGCGGGGAGCCGTCACATCGAGGTGTCGTATCAGTCGGGGACGCTTGCGATGAGCGCGACGGTGCGCGTGTATCACGACGCGGACGGCAGCCGCAGCGTGACCATCTCGGCGGCGGGGTATATCAGCGGCACGACGCTCAGCTCGACGGACATCTCGCAGACGGTGACGCTCGACCAGATCGCGCGGGCATCCGTACCAACAACGAACAAATCATCCATTGCGATGGGCGAGGAGATCATCATCTACACCAACCGTAAAAATACGGCCTTCTGCCACACGGCGCGCTACACCTTCGCGGGGCAGGCGGGCGACATTGCGGACTTTGACGCAGAAACGGCGTGGAACTGGTATTCGCTCGTGCCGAAGAAGTCGCTCGCCAACCGGATTCCGAATGCGGCGAGCGGCGTATGCACGGTCTACATCAAGACATGGAGCGACGGCAATCTCACGCAGCAGATCGGAGAGGAGCAGAGCGTGAGCTTTACGCTCACCGTCCCGGCGGATGCAAAGCCGGTGGTGTCCTCCGGATGGGCGGCGGCTGCGGCGGACAACAGCGGCGGGAAGGCATCGGCGCTTTCCACATTTGTAAGCGGGTTTTCGCGGGCGCAGGTGACGTTTGCGGCGGGGAAAATCGCCTGTCAGTACGGGGCGAGCATCAAGTCGTACAAGATCACCTGCGGCGGCGTGGGTGCGGATGCGTCCCCCTATAAGACGGGCGTATTGAGCGGGACGAGCGCAAGCATCGTATGCCGCGTGACGGATTCGCGCGGGCTATACGCGGAGGAGACGCTGACAGTGAGCCTTTACGGCTACGCCGCGCCGGCACTCACGGGGGCGAAGCTCTACCGGTCGGATGATGCGATGCTCCCGGCGGACACGGGGCTGCACATTGCGGGCATAGCCACGGCAAAGTTCTCCTCGTGCGGCGGGGAAAACGTCTGTACGATCAAGGGCTATTGGCGGGCGGTCGGTGGATCGTGGAGCGCGGGCACCGCCATGACGAGCGGCGCGGCGGGGCTGGTGACGGGGGATGTGGATATCCTGACGACGGCCAGCTACGAGGCAAAGATCGAGATCACGGACAAGCTCGGGAACACCGCGAGTTTTTCGGCCGTGATCCCGACGGCGGACGTGGCATTCCATCTCCGCCCCGGCGGCAAGGGCGCGGCCTTCGGCAAATACAGCGAGAAGGAAGCGCTGGAGGTGGCATGGCCTGCGGAATTTCAGAAGGGCGTGACGGTCGGCGGGAAGGCCATCTGGGAGCTGATCTACCCCGTGGGCGCGATTTACATCTCGGCGTCGGCGACGGATCCGAAGACGCTCTTCGGCGGGACGTGGACGCAGATCAAGGACCGCTTTCTGCTCGCTGCGGGCGACACCTTCGCTGCGGGAAAGACCGGCGGTGAAGCGAGCCACACGCTGACGGTGGACGAGATCCCGGATCATACGCACAGCTATCAGTACACCGGCCAGAGCACGGTCATAGGTACGGACACGATCCGGCTATATGACCGCAACGGACAGCCGAACCAGTACACGGGGCAGCAAAGCAGCAACTGCGGGGGCAAGGCACACAACAACATGCCGCCGTACCTGACGGTTTACGTTTGGCAGCGGACGGCTTAGAAAGGAGCAGCATATGGCAACACTTCGAAAGGGCAGCACCGGGCAGGACGTGCGGGAGCTGCAGACGGCGCTGAACGGGAAGGGCTATACCCTGTCCGTGGACGGCATTTACGGCGACAAGACCGCGGCGGCGGTGCGGGACTACCAGCAGAAAAACGGGCTTTCCATGGTGGACGGCATCGCGGGAAACGAGACGTGGGGGAGCCTGCGCGCGGCAACGCAGAGCAGCACCCCGGCGCAGACAACAAATAACCAGCAGTACGGTTATGACGCAAGCGGGAACAAAGCGTATCAGGACGCGCTCAAGCGGCTGCAGGAGATGGAGGGGACGAAGCCCTCCTACGACGCGACGTATGACAAGCAGCTGAGCGACCTCTACGAGAAGATCATGAACCGGGAGAAGTTCAGCTACGACGCGGCGAACGACCCGCTCTATCAGCAGTACCGCGAGATGTACACGCGCGAGGGCAAGGCGGCCATGCAGGACACGATGGGGCAGGCGTCGGCGCTCACGGGCGGCTACGGCTCGACGTATGCGCAGAGCGTGGGCCAGCAGCAGTACGACGCGTACCTGCAGAAGCTCAATGAGGTCGTGCCGGAGCTCTACAGTCAGGCGCGGCAGGCCTATAACGACGAGGGCGACCGGATGATGCAGCAGTATCAGATGGTCGGGGACCTGCGCAGCGACGAATACAGCAAGTACCGGGACGCGCTGAGCGACTGGTGGCAGGGGCTGAACTATCAGACCGACCGGGCGGACAGCGCGTATAACCAGGGCTTCAACGAGTGGAGCAGCGAATACCAGAACCGGTATCAGGCCGAGCGCGACCGGATTTCGGACGAGCAGTGGCAGAAACAGTTCGACGAAGCCAAGCGGGAGTATGAGCAGAGCTATGCACTGCAGCAGCAGGCGGCGAGAAGCGCCTCCGGTTCCTCGAGCAGCCGTTCGAGCGACAGATCGTCGAAGAGATACGACAGCCACGGATACAGCGCGGAGCAGATCAAGGCGCTGCAGCGGGCGGCGGGCATCACCGCGGACGGCATCTGGGGCGCGCAGACGCAGGCCGCATATGAGGCGGGCTACCGCCCGGATTCCGGCGGGGATCTGAGCGGGTACACGCTGGTGAACAAAAACGGCAGCGGCTGGATCGCGCTGCAGAATAAGGACGGCCGCACGGGCGGGCGATTCTCCGAGGAGGAGATTCAGCGGATGATCGCGCGCGGCAAGGTCGAGGAGATCGTCGACCACAACAAGAAGACGGTCACATACCGAAAGAAATAACGGGAGGGAGCCATGAGCGATTTTCTGAAACGGAGGATTCAGGAGCGCGACGAACAGCGGCGGGGCACGCAGGAGACGAGCGCGCCCGCCAGCTCGTTTTTGCAGCAGCGGATCCAGCAGAGGGACACGCAGCGCGCGGAGAGCGGCTACCGCGCGCCGACGGGGACGCACAAGACGATGCTCGGCATGTCGCTCGAGGAGTACAAGGCCAAGCTCGACGAAGCGCTGGCGGCATGGAAGAGCACAAGCGCGACGACGGAGAGCGGCCTTGCAAACCCGAAGGAGGCACAGGCGCGCAAAACGTATCAGACGATGCGCAAGCAGTACAAGGCCCTGCAGCAGCGCGAGAGCGAGAAGCAGCAGGCGCAGGCGGCGCAGCAGGAGTATGACGAGCTGCGCGTCGCAGACCTGAACGCGCTGAAGGCAAAGATGGACGCGGCGAAGGAATCGGCGGACGGCTCGGCGAAGGAGCGCGTCGTCGCGGGGAGCATCGTCAAGCAGAAGGACTCCGGCGCGCAGGCCGCCTATGAGGAGGCGGCGCGCAAGTATAACCTCGCGCAGCAGATCCAGTACGACGAGCGCGGCGCACAGGCGCTGGGCAAGCTCTCGGAGGAGGAAGCGGCGGCGGTCGACACGCTGGCAAAGAGCACAAACAAGGGGCGGAAAACGGACATCGTGGGCGCGGGGATCATCGACGAAATGCGCCGCAAGGCAACGAAGGTGCTCACGGACGCGGGGTACAGCGCGGAGGAGATCGACGAGCTGGCGAACTGGCGGGCGCGCCAGCAGAACGCGCAGAAGTATGACGCGGCGGTGGAAAAACGCGAGGCGCTCGCGGACAAGGGCCTCTGGGGCGCAGCGGCGGCGACGGCGCTGTCCGTGCCGGAGACGCTGCTGAGCGGCATCGGCGTGATCGACGTCGCCGTCCAGAACTACGAAAACCGCGGGACAGACCGCCCGGCGGATTACAAGCGCACGGCGATGCTGCCATACGCCATGGCGACGGCGGGGCGGAGCACGATCTCGAACAAGCTCGAACAGAACACCGACGCAGAGATCTTCGGGCAGAACGTCGCGGCGGGTGCTTACAACATCGGGACGAGCGTGCTCGATTCGACGGCGGTGGCGGGGCTGGCCGCGCTGGGCGTGCCGCCGCTGGCGGCGACGTCGCTGCTCGGCGGCGCGGCGGCGACGAGCGCGATGGTCGACGCGAAGGATCGGGGCGTTTCAGACGAGCAGGCAGTGCTCACGGGCCTTGCGGCGGGCGTGGCGGAATCGCTGTTTGAAGAAGTGTCTCTTGAGAAACTGCTCAAGCTGAAGCCGGCGGTCGGGACACTGGGGCAGCGAGTGCGCACGACGATCAAGAACGTGGGATTGCAGGCGGCGACGGAGGGCTCGGAGGAGTTCTTCACGACGCTGGCGAACACCATGACGGACAACCTGATTAACGGGGGACTGAGCGAATTCCAGCAGAATCTCCGGGGCTACATGGAGCAGGGGATGAGCGAGGAGGAAGCCCGGCGGCGCGCGTATCTGGATCTCGCGGGACAGCTGGCACTCGACTTCGGCGGCGGCGCCATCGCGGGCGGATTGATGGCGGGCGGACAGACGGCCATCCAGACCGGACAGCGCAACGCGGCGATTGCGCAGGAGTACGGCGACATTGCGCGCGGCGCGGCGCAGGAGCGGCTTGAGACAAACGAGGGCGACCGGCTGGCGCAGGACGTACAGAACCGTGTAAGCTCCAACCGGCGGGTCGGCGGCGGGGCCATCGCGGAGCTGGTGAGCCGAAACGTACAGGCGCAGAACGCGCAGACGCAGACGGCCATCGCGGAAGCGGCGGCGCAGCGGCTGACGGAGCTGGGCGAGACGGAGAACGTGGAGACCGTCGCGCAGGCGGCGGCGCAGCTGACGGCGGACCCGACGATGAGCGCGGGCCGACGCCGGGCGGCGGAGAACGTCCTGAAGGGCAGCCGGTACGGCGAGCGCGTGCTCGGCGAGCTGACGGAGGGGATGCAGGCCGGCAGCGCGGAGAGCGCCCCCGCCGCGGTGCAGGAGCAGAGCGCCGTGCCGAGCGCGGAGCAGGTGCGGCAGGCCGTGGAGAGCACCCAGCGGAGCCGAGGCGCGCAGAACCTGACGGAATCGCGCGGGGGCGAGGAGCGCACGCAGAGCGGGCGGCGGTTCGCGTCCGAATGGGCGGGGAACCTGCCGCAGGTGCTGACGGAGGACGCCTACGTCCGGCGGCTGAAAGAATTGCGCGTGAATCCCCAAGCGACGGACAGCCGGACGGTGACGGGCACGGCCTACAACAAGGAGAGCGGCAAGCTCGACGTGATTGTCCGGGGTACGGACGGCAAGGTGGAGACGATCCCGGCGGCGAAGGCGGCCACTACGGCGCGGCAGGAGCGGCTCATGGAGCTGGCGGCGGACGTGGGCGAGGCGGGGCCGCAGATGTTCGCGGCGATCCGCGACGGGCAGGACGTGGAGACGTATGCACGGCAGTGGAAGAACGCCTACACCTACGGCGAGAGCAACATCCCGCGCGCCTACGCGATGCAGTCGAACGCGGTGAAGTATCTGACGGCGGAGCAGCGGGACATCGCGTATGAAGCGGGAAAGGCCGCCTACGACCAGAAACAGGCACAGGCGCGCGAGAAGCGCGCGGCAAAGGGGAACGACACCCCCAAGGCAAAGAAGGGCACTGTGAAGCTCACAGGGGCCGTTATCGGCGGCAAGCGGTATGACGGGGTGAGCAAAGCGTCGCTGACGGAGCGGCAGCGGGCGAACCTCAAGGTGCTGGGGCAGGTCGCGCAGGCGACGGGCGTTGACATCGTGCTCTATCAGAGCCGGGCGAACGCGCGCGGCGAGTACGAGGGGCAGAACGGCGCCTACAAGGACGGCACGCTCTATCTCGACATCAACGCGGGGAGAAACCGCGTGGGGGATCTGAGCGAGGTGGCCGTGGTGCGGACGGCGGCGCACGAGCTGACGCACTTTATTCAGGACTACAACCCGGCGGCTTACGCAGAATACCGCGATTATGTGGTGGGGCTGCTCACCGAGGAGCAGGGCATGGACTTCGACGCGCTGGTGGAGCACAAGCAGGCGCTGCAGAACGACCTGAGCTATGACGAGGCCGTGGACGAGGTGGTCGCGGACGGCAGCGAGATGCTGCTGCGCGACACGGCGGCGGTGCAGCGGCTGGCCGAGGAGAACCGGGGGCTGTTCCAGAAAATCCGTTCGTGGCTGCGCAAGTGGCTCGAGAACATCAAAAAGGCGTTCGACGGCGTGGGTGCGGAGCACGCGGAGGCAAAAGCGCTCGAGCAGCACCTCGAGGAGCTGCAGAAGCGCTGGGACGACGCGCTCGTCGGCGCGTCGCGGAATTTGCAGCGGAGCAGGGCGGAAGCGGAGGACAGCGGCAAAACGCAATATCAGATCCGCCAGCTGGACGGAAAAACGACGGTGGTACTCGACACGCAGAACGATACGCGAGACTACAAGGCGGCGGAAACGTATCTGAAAACGCTGGTAAACACGGCAAAGCCGTTTTCCACCATTCTGACGGACGCGCTGCCGGTGTATATCGGGAAAGATCTTCCGAGCGAATACAAGGGATCTGAGTCTACACTCGGAATGAATCGTGCGCTGCGTGAGGTAAAAATGCAGGCGGCAACAAACCTCGATGAGATGCTTCTGCTGGCAGAGAACGGCGAATGGCGCGAAAACGTCAAGGACAAACATCGAAGAGACGCACAGAACGGATGGTATCGCTACGAGACGCAGTTCGCCGTCCCGGTTCTGAACGCAAAAAAAGCTGTAGACCATTATACGGTCTACAGCGGAACGCTCCTGATTCGCAATGACGCAGACGGGAAATCCTATCTCTATGATATGATTGATGTTGAAAAAAAGAAGGTAATCAGCTCACCATCCTTCTCTGCGCAAGCGCATTCGGACGTATTCGAGCCAAAACCTTCTCAAGCACAGTATACGCGGGGGAAGGGCGGAAGTCAAGCGGAAAATTCCGGAAAAGAACAGCTTTCCGTGCGCGAAAGCGCAGGGCGGATTGTACACCTAGGCAACGGGGAAAGCTATTGGAATGATCTGTCCTATCGAGGCTATACAGAGGACAGCGCGATTCCGAATTCCATCGGGTATGCGATGTTCGCGAATGATCCACATGCGATTGCCAATTACGGCGACAAGTTTTCCGCCGTGTTCCACGGCGACCTCGCACCGATCGACGACTTTAAGGATGCCATTGCGAGAGCATGGGAGCGGGACAAGGCAAAATATCTCCTTCCGCCAGAGCTTGAGGTATTCAGCGACCGCAGCGGGACAGAGATGGCCGACCATTTCGACCCCGCAGACATCGTTGACGGAGCGGACGCATGGGATACGCCGGAGCTTATCACATGGGCGTTCTCGCACGGGATCTTCGACGAGGTCGGCGGCGTGAAAACGTCTGATGGCGCGATTGTGTGGGATGAGTCTCTTCTTCACGGCACGAGCGATGACGGCGGTGTGTGGGGTGGGAACCTGCACGGGGAGGACTATTCCGCTTTTCGCAAGAGCACGAATTCCGAGCGCGCGGACATCCGGTATTCCGCGCGGGATTATGGGTTGACGGAGGACGAGGAACATGCTATCGTCAGTTATAAGTCGGGCGACAGCTACGCGCTGAACGGGAAACTCGCGACAGGCGGGAAGCTGACAGAGCTGCAGAGGTCGCTGCGCGACCATCTGGACACGGCGCTGGAGAAGCTGCCGGTCTACCGGGGGACGGTGTACCGGCACTACGACTTCGATTCTTTCGGCGGGTACGAGGCAATGGCAGAGTTTCTGTCCATGTTCGAGAAGGGTAAACCGACGCCGATGAAGAGCTATCTCTCGGCCAGCACGGTACGCAACGAGGATCGGACGAACGGCGAGTACACAGTCGACATGGTGATCCAGTCCGAGACGGGACACAGCCTGAACGGTTTCGGTCGGGACACCGAGAATGAGGTGCTGCTGCCGAGGACGGTTCGTCTGGCTGTAGATTCTATGGAGCTTGTCGGCCCACACAAAATCAGGATGATTGCAAGGGAGGTTGTCGAAAATGGAGAAGGAACGACCGCTGATGCCCGGTCGAATGGTATGCGCGACGTGCGAGAAAGCGCACTTTGGCGTTCTGGACTGCGACCGGTATCCGAACGGGATTCCGAAGAAGTATTGGGACAAGGTCGTCGGGATTCCGGACGAGACGGGGACGCCGGACTGTCCGGACTTCGAGAAGGAGAAGGATCCGGATCGCTGGGCGGATCCGGAGTGGAAAGCGATTATCGAGCAGCTGAGGAAGGGCTGAAATACCAGCCGAGGGAGCAGCGCGTGAGCGACCGGCAGATTCTGGCGAACGCGCTGGAGCGCGTGGCGCAGAACGAGCGGGAGAGGTCCATCCTCACGGACTACCGGGAGAAGGCCGCAAAGATGGCCTTTTATGAGAGAGAGCTGGCTAAGCGCGAGCAGAAGATCGCCGACCACCGCAGCGGAAAGGCCGTGCTCGAGCCGGACAAGATCCGGCGGGCGGAGGTCTCGGCGCAGAAGTACGCCGCGCTGATCAGCCAGCAGGACGAGCGGCTGCTGCGGCTGGAGAAGCTCAAGCCGCTGCGCGACGTGGTGACGCGGGAGCGCGACTACATCGCCGAGCGGCTGCGCGGCGCCGCGGAGGAGAAGAGCCGCTACACGGCGGAATTCGAGCGGCAGCTGAGCGAGGAGCGCAAGCGCGGCGAAGAGCGGCTGCAGCAGTACCGCAAAGGCCGCGAGGAGCGCGACGACATCCGCGTGGAACGGCGGCAGATCGAGAAGCTGGCGAAGCGGCTGACGACGTATCTCGAGGAGAACACGGACAAGAAGCACATCCCGGAGGCGCTGAAAAAGCCGATCGGGGAGCTGCTGCAGTCGCTGGACTTCTCGTCCAAAACAAAGCTCTCCGGCGGCGCGGCGACGAAGGCAGATCTGGCGTACATCCGCTCCATGCTGCAGATTGAGACGGTACTCGCGGCGCAGGAACGCTTCGACGAGACGGGCGAGGGCGGCGACCTGATCACAGGGACGCTGGATCTGCCGAAGGGCTTCCGCGAGGCGCTGACGGAGCAGATCGAGCGGGTACAGACGATCATGGAGACGCACCAGCCGGGCGAGCGCGCGGTCATGCGGATGAATCTCACCGACCTGCGGAAGCTGAAGACGATGCTCTCGACGCTCTCCAGCGCGGTGACGAAGATGAACGAGCTGTTCGCAAACGGGCGGTTCCGGCACGTCGATCAGGCGGCGCAGGACACGATTTTTACGCTGCGCGAGAAGGGACAGCACCAGTCGCTCCTGCCGAGGGTCGAGAGCTTCGTGCGGTGGGACAACACGCTGCCGTGGTACGCGTTCCAGCGGCTGGGCGAGGGCGGACAGTCCATCTTCGCGGAGCTACAGGACGGCTGGGACAAGCTGGCGTTCAACACGCAGAAGATCCTCAAATTCCGCAAGGAGCTGATCGACGACAAGACGGCGCGCAAGTGGGACACGGAGGTACACGAGGTCGAGCTGACCGACCAGGACGACAACACCGTCAAGGCGAAGCTGACGACGGCGCAGCTGATGAGCCTTTACTGCCTCTCGCGGCGCCGGCAGGCGCTGGGGCATCTGCTCGGCGGCGGCATCCGGCCGGCGGATATCGAGCTGACGGCGAACATCAAAGACAAGGTGCTGAAAAAGACCGAGAAGCAGGACACGCACTATCACCTGACGGACGAGCGGCTGGGGCAGCTGCTGGGTCTGCTGACGGACGAGCAGCGCGAGATCGCGCAGAAGATGCAGAAGTACATGACGGAGCAGGGCGCGACGTGGGGCAACGAGATCACGATGGCGCGCTGGGGCTACCGGGCGTTCACGGAGGAGAACTATTTCCCGCTGACGACCGACCGCGAGGACCGGCCCGCCCGCGCGGACGACGCGTCGGAGGGAAGTCTTTACCGGCTGCAGAACATCTCGGCGACGAAGCCGCTGACGCAGAACGCGAACAACGCGGTGATGCTCTACAGCATCTTCGACGTGTACGCCGACCACATGGCGGACATGGCCAAGTACAACGCGATGGTGCTGCCGATCCTCGACGCGCAGAAGTGGTACAACTACAAGGAAGGCCACAAGAACGAGGCGGGGCAGGTGAGCACATGGACGGTGCAGCGGACGCTGACGCAGGTTTACGGGCGGGACGCAAACCGGTTCGTGATCCAGTTCCTGAAGGACCTGAACGGCGTGAAGGAAAACGGCGCGCGGGGCGAGGGATTCGCGAAGAAGATGATCTCGAACTACAAGCGGGCAGCGGTCGCGGCCAACCTGCGCGTGGCGCTGCTACAGCCGACGGCGTATGTGCGCGCGTCGGCGGTGCTGGACGCGAAGTATCTGACGCGCGCCTTCGGCGAGCGGACGAGCACGAAGGACGCAACGGCAGAGATGCTGGCGCGCAGCGGCATCGGCCTGTGGAAGAGCATGGGCATGTTCGACACGGACGTCGGCCGGAGCATCCGCGACCAGATCAAGGGCAAGGGCAGCGCGGTGGAATCGCTCGTGGACAAGACGATGGTGCTCGCGGAGAAGGGCGACAGCATCACATGGGCGCGGCTCTGGCGCGCGTGCAAGCTGGAGGTTCAGGACAGGCAGCACCTCTCGGGCGAGCAGCTGCTGGACGCGACGGCGAAGCGGTTCCGCGAGGTGATTTACCGGACGCAGGTGATCGACAGCACCATGACGCGCAGCCACATGATGCGCTCGGGGTCGACGTTCGCGGCGATTTTCACGAGCTTTATGAGCGAGCCGACCGTCTCCTACAACCTCATCATGACGGCATCGGAGAAGATCTGGGAGGACACGAAGAAGTACGGCGCGAAGATGGCCGTGAAGCGCAACTGGAAGACGGCGGGGCGGGCGTGGCAGGCGTACATCCTGTCGGCGGTCGCGTCGGCGATGGTGGAAGCGCTGGCGGACGCATGGCGCGATCCGGGCGACGACAAAGACACGCAGAAGCTGCTCAACGCCTTCCGCGACAACCTCGGAAGCGACCTGAACCCGCTCAATAAGCTGCCGGGCCTGCGGGACATCTTCTCGATTTTCGAGGGGTACGACACGAACCGGACGGACATGGCGGCGTTCAGCAACCTGAACAAGGCCATCGCCATCTGGAAGGAGACGGTCCAGCTCGCAAACGGCACGATCGACGAGGCGACGGACACGACGTACTACGGGAAAATGACGATCTACGGCAAGGTCTATAAGACGGCGCAGGCGCTGTCGCAGCTGAGCGGCCTGCCGGTGTCGGCGACGATGCGCGAGGCGCAGGCGCTCTGGAACAACACGGTGGGCCGGTGGGCGCCGGGGCTGAAACAGAAGACCTACGACAACGAGAAGCAGCGGCTCATCCAGAAGGCCGGAACGGCCATGTGGAACGGAGACAAGGACGCATGGCAGGACGCATACGCGGCGCTGGAGCAGTACATGCTCGCAGACGGCAAGAGCAAGCGCGAGGCGGAGAGCGCCGTCTACAGCGAGATGCGCAAGGCCGTGAAGGATTCGTATCTCGCGGGCGAGCTGACGGATACGGAAGCGCAGCAGAAGCTCGTGGACTTCCTCGGATCGGACGCGGAGAAGGCCGCGCAGCAGGTCACGAGCTGGAAAAACGGCTCGGAGTTTGCGAAGGAGGCCGGGTTCGAGTACGGCGAGATGCGCAGCGCCTATGAGACGGGGCGGATCCAGAAGAGCGAGGCGGTGCGCCTGCGCCAGAAGTACGGCGGCGAGACGCAGGACGAGGCCGAAAGCAAGGTGCGGTACTGGGATTTCTGCATCGAATATCCGCAGTACGACGACATCAGCGAAGCGCGGGCGAACAAGTACTACGACTACTGCCGGCAGGCGGGCGTGGGCGTCGCGGCGTATTACAAGGCGGCGCAGTACACGGCGGCCATCGTGAGCGAGAAGGACGAGGACGGCAACAGCGTCTCCGGCTCGGTCAAGCGGCAGTACGTGGAGTACATCCAGTCGCTGGGGCTCTCGGCAGCGCAGCAGAAGGCGCTGTGGCAGGCGCTGAAAAACGCGACATGGAGCGACAAGGGGACGCCGTGGGAGTAAAACTTCATCAAAGGCCACGGCCTTTGATGAGTAAGATTCGCTCCGAACCGCGCGTTTCCGTGCGTTGAACGCACGGAAACACACTCTCTCCGCGCAAGGTGTTTTTTGCGACGTACACGCCGCCGCAAAAAACGATTTGACTTTATTCGCGCCGCTGCGGCGGCGAGAACTCTGCGAGACATGAAATGACAGCCCCGGAGGGATAACCTCCGGGGCTGTTGTGGGTATTCAGGACTTTATCTTTTGAAGGAGCGTTCCGACAGAGAACGGAAGAGGGGGCAGGGTATTTGACCGGTAGCGCTTCATGAAGTCTAAAACGGTTACACCCGTCAGTTCGTCCGTGTCGATGTCCCTCAAGTAGATAATACCGGCTTCGCTGTCGTCACCATAGGAATTGTCTCTATCTCCAAGGGCGACATACAGAACGTCGTATTTGGCATCGTAATCAAATTGCAGGCTTGCCCTCTGCGACATATAATGCATCTCCCTTCGAGCTGCCGCTACGCGGATTTTTAGAGGTTTCCCTCACGGCAAATCTATTCTACCACGAAGGAGACCTCCAGACAAGAAATTTTTGGATTTGGGGTTGACAAACGTATCCACGTAATATATTATAAACGTGGATACGGAAATGGAGGTGAACATGTGTCTCCTAAAGGACGGCCGACGGACGACCCGAAAACCCTGAATACAAGAATCCGGTTATCCGAAGAGGATACAAAGCGACTTGAGTTCTGCGCAGAAGCGCTGGGAATCACAAAGTCGGAAGTGATTCGGCGGGGAATCAAGGAAGTCTATGACGGACTAAAAAAATAACAGAAACGCCCTCCAGTCGAAAGTTGAGCGTTTCTGCTATTGAACCAGAGGTTTCCCAACTGGATAAATTCATTCTATCACAGTGGGAGCCTCCAGACAAGAATTATTTTGGAGGTAACTATGGAAAACAGAACGATCCTGACCGAGCAGATCGAGCGACTGCTGGCGCTCGCAGACGAGAGGAAGCTGCGGCTTCTGTATATCGCCGCGCTGCAGCTGGTGTAAGGTGGTGGCGGCATGAACGATCTGACGGTGTTTCAGAACCCGGAGTTCGGGGAGATCCGCACCATCGAAGAAAATGGCGACGTGCTGTTTTGTGGAACTGATGTTGCAAAGGCGCTGGGGTATATTAACCCGCGCGATGCAGTTGGGAGACGCTGCAAAGGCGTCGTGAAACGCGACGCCTATACAAATAGGCGACAGACAATGTCCTTCATTCCGGAAAGCGACCTGTACCGGCTTGTATTCGGCTCGAAGCTGCCGTCCGCGGAACGCTTCGTGGACTGGGTGACGGAAGAAGTCCTCCCCAGCATCCGCAAGACGGGGCGGTACGAAGTCCAGCCGAAGCCCATGACGATGGCCGAGAACGTCGCGGCGCAGGCGCAGTTGCTGGTGGAGCAAGAGCAGCGCATCGCGCGGATCGAGGAGCGGGTGGAGACGGCGCTGACGGCCATCGCCCGCCCCAGCGGGGACACATGGGTGGAGGACATGAAGGCGGCCATCGCGGGGTACTGCCGCGCGACGGGGCTGACGGAACCGGCGGGGCGGGGGCGGCTCTACGCGATGCTCGACCGGGAGGCCAGCTGCAATACGGACGCCCGGCTCCGGCGGCTGCGCCAGCGGCGGAAGGAGACGGGGGAGCGCCGACGGGACTACATGGCGCTCACGAAGCTGGACGCCATCGCGGTGGACAAGGGACTGCGGGTGGCGTTTGAGGGGATCGTGGCGCGGGAAGTGGCACGCGCCGCGCAGAAGGGCGAAATTACCAAGCGCTTGTGAATATGACGGGAACAGCCCGGCCAGTGGGGAGAAAAACCACCGGCCGGGCTGTTATACTGTGGAGGATGAAGGGAGGGAGAGACCATGTATCGAGGAACGATGTAATCATCAGTTCTTCTACCGAGGGCTCTAATAAGAAGTTCAAGATTTCAGTGGACGATACAGGCGCAATCTCCGCAACGGAGGTATAACCCACTAACCCCGCCCTGACGGGCTTAATTTACATGCGCAATGCGCAGAGAGGAGTAAAACATGAAAGAAAACGCAATCAAGGCCGTGCTTGCGGCAGCACTGGGGGCGCTGGCATCCTACGGCACGCAGCTCATCGTCCCGGCGATCATCCTTGTCGCGGTGATGGTGCTGGACTACATCACCGGCATGGCCAAGGCGTGGCAGGCCGGAGAGCTGAGCAGCCGCGTCGGCATCGGCGGCATCCTGAAAAAGGTCGGCTATCTGGTGATCGTCGCGGTGGCCTGCGTGCTGGACTGGCTGGTGCGGTATGGTGCGGATCAGATGGGACTGGACTGGCGGCTGGATTTCCTGATCGCGTCTATTGTGGTGATCTGGCTGGTGATTAACGAGCTGATCTCGATTTTGGAGAATGTGGCCGCGCTGGGCGCGCCGGTGCCGGGATTTCTGCAGAGTCTGATTAAGCGGCTGAAGGTGAGTGTGGAGGACAAGGTCGAACCGAAGGAGGAAACCTGATGAACATCATCGAGAAGGACTACAACTGGGCGCACGAACTGTCTGCCCGTCAGGTCACGAACCTGATCATCCTGCACCACGCTGCGGCCAAATCTTGTACGGCAGCGGATGTACACAACTGGCATCTTAACCGGGGGTGGGCTGGCATCGGCTACCACTTTTTTGTCGGCAAGGACGGCAGCGTCACGCGTGGCCGTCCGCTCTGGGCAGTCGGCGCGCACGCCGAAAGCTGCAACTGGCGCTCTGTCGGCGTGTGCTTCGAGGGCGATTACCAGGCCGAGACGGAGATGCCCGCCGCGCAGCTGCAGGCCGGTCGTGAGCTGGTGCAGTATCTCAAGGCTAAGCTGGGCGTGGATCGTGTGGTTGGCCACCGCGACGTTGCAGTGGCGGGGACGAGCTGCCCCGGCCAGTATTTCCCGTTCGATGCGATTTGTGCGACGGACAACAACAACACTAATACCGAGGAGGATATTATCATGGTAGCAACTCAGATGATCGGCAACGGCGACCGTGGCAACGCGGTGCGCAGCATGCAGGGTGCGCTCATCGCGCAGGGCTATAAGTGCGGCAGCTACGGCGCGGACGGCATCTGCGGCGCGGCGACCGTCGCGGCAATCAAGGCTTGCCAGCACGCAAACAGCCTGACGGCGGACGGCATCTGCGGCCCCGATACATGGGGCGCGCTGCTGGCTAAGTAATCTTAACAGCGAAAAAACTTGACGGAAAACGGGCCGTGCGGTAGAATATTGACATAGCAGCGCCGCAAGGTGCAGCAACACCGCCGGAGTGGGGATCAGGCGCCCTGCTTCGGCGGTGTTGTATTTAAAATGCACACGAAAATGCACACGAACGACACAGAAGTGTTTAATACCAATAGTTTTAAAGGGAATTAGGCAGGGTTCGACTCCCCTCAGCTCCACCAAAACGAAATCCCTGAAACCGCAATGGTTTCAGGGATTTTTCTTTTGGCAGCAACGGTTTGACGGATTCGGAATGATAGAATGTATGACGCTATTTTGGTGGGCGTGTGCATTATTTTTACGAAAAATGCACACGGAAATGCACATGAAAACCGGACTACTTGTCCGGTGAGATCAGATCGTCGAGGGCAGATTCGATGGCGGCGTCATAGGTGCGCTCGCTCTCTTTGAAAATATGCTGGTAGGTTGTCTTGAGCATATTGTTGGTGGCGTGACCCATACGCTTGATGCTGTATTTATCCGGGATATGCGCTTCAAGCATGACGGAGGCATTGACGTGGCGCAGATCGTGGAAGCGATAGTGCGGGACACCGGCTTTTTCGCAGACGCGTGAGAAGCCGCAATAGATGGCGTGGCCGGTCAGGGTGGTGATATGCTCATCGGTCTGCGGGGTACGGGCGAGCAGATCGCGCAGGTAGGCGGGGAGGTGCACCCGGCGGGCGCCGCTATAGCTCTTCGGCCCCTTCTCGGCGGCGCCGTTTTCGCCCTCGACGATGGCGGTATGTATGTTTACATACTCGCCGTCGATGTCCGACCAGCGCAGGCCGCGGATCTCGCTCGCGCGCAGGCCGAGACAGATGGCCAGCATGATGGGTAGCTCATACTTCGTGCCGCGGCAGGTCTCGGCGATGGCCTGCACCTCGGCTTTGGTGGGGATCTGGATCTCGTGTTTCTCCTTCTGCGGCAGACGCGTGGTCAGCTTCACGTCCGGGCGGAACTCGGAGAGAACGGCGCTCAGAAAGCCATGGGCATTGGCGACGGTCTTCGGGGATTTCCCAGCTTTGACCATACGGTTGACCCAGCGCTGGATAGATTCCTGCGTCAGCTCGGGCAGGAGCGTGGCGGCGATGGGCGGGAGGAGGTTCTTCCGGATCCGCTTATAGCCGGCAACGGTGGCGGGGGATAGTACGGCGTCGCGCCGCTCGATATACTGGTCAGCGGCTTCGCCGACGGTCAGGCGGCGGGCGGGCTTTCTGGCATCTTTGATGCGGGTCTTGATGCCGGCGGCCCAGAACTGCGCCTCCTCTGGCGTATCGAAGGTTTCGCCGTAGCGCTGGCCGCCCACCTGCACCTGCACCCGGTAGCGGCCGGAGGGGAGCTTTTCTACTTTGGGGATTTTCAAGGGGAATCCTCCTTTCTTCAATTACGGGGCATACTGCCAGCATAGGGGCGGACGATGCAGAAGTCAATACGCTTTTTTGAAAAGCGCCTAAAAAACTGCACGGAAAGCGGCCTGATTTCAGGCCACTTTTGAGACAACGGCCCCAAAATATGGTAGGATGGCCGTAGGATGAACGAGCGAATCAAAGAGAGAAGGGAATACTTCGGGCTGAGCCAGCGGGAGCTGTCCCGGCGGGTCGGCGTGGGAAAGACCACGATCTCAGAAATAGAGGGAGGGGATCGGCTGCCGAACGTTGAGACGGCGATACGCATAGCGAGAGCACTGGAAACCACCGTGGAGCAGCTATGGGGAGGGTAACATGGACAACAGGAAGGTATTGATAGACGCAATCCTGCGCCTGCTGGCGCTGGCCGACGCGGAGCAGCTGCGGCTGGTGTATATCGCGGCGCTGAACTTGATTTAAGTATAGCTATACGTAAAAATACGTAAAAAAAGATGTTGACATACGTGTGAATACGTGCTATGCTATATAACAGAAAGCGGGGGTGAGGCAGTGAGATACAGCGAGCTGGAAAAGGAACTGAAGAAAGCGGGATGCAAGGTATACCGCGAGGGCGCGAACCATAGCATATGGTACAGCCCCGTCACCGGGCAGAAATTTCCGGTGAGCCGCCACAAAACGGAGGAGATCCCGGCGGGAACACTGAAATCCATACGCAGAGCGGCGGGGCTGGAATAAGCCCCACCGCTCCGGCGGAAACAATAGGAACGTGAATGATAACAAGAGCAAGAGCAAGAGCAAGAGCAAGAGCAAGAGCAACAACTGGAGGAATGAATATGGCGAAATATGTGTATCCGGCAGTTTTTACACAGGAAGCAGAGGGAGGGTATTCGATCAACTTCCCGGATCTGCCGAATTGCTTCACGTCGGCGCCGACGCTGGAGGAGGGGCTTGAGATGGCGGCAGACGTGCTCTGCCTGACGCTGTACGGCATGGAGGAGGACGGGATCACGCCGCCCGCGCCGTCTGACGTGCGCAGCATTCCCGCCGCGAAGAACGAGCTGACCACGCTGGTGCGCTGCGACACGATCGAATACCGCAGGTTCTACGACAACAAGGCCGTGAAGAAAACGCTGACGATTCCCTCGTGGCTGAACACGATGGCCGAGCGTCAGGGCGTGAACTTCTCACTGACGCTGCAGAACGCACTGAAGACAGAGCTGCATATCTAAGAGCACCCCTGTCCCGATGATGGGACAGGGGTGCTTTGTTAATCATCGCGTGGACTTACTCTTCAATCTGGTCGGTCATTTGCTGGAGTTTGGCGACGAGCTCTTTCGCAAGATCAAGGTTCATCGTAAGTGAAGCGACGGGTTCCTCGTTGACCTTGGAAAAGGAATCGTCGTTTTCCTCAAAGTCCGGAAAGCGCTGCACAAACTGGAGCACTATTTCGCCGCCGTCGGCGCGGACAGAGACACGAAAACCGTTGGTATAGCTGTACATGTCAGGGGAACCTCCTTACATTTCCTTCAGGTCGACAGATTCAAAATCCGGCGTATGAGACGAAAGCGTATTCCACTTGCCGGGGAAGTCGGCAACTTTACCGGAAGTGGGACGCGCGGAGCGGGGCGTTCCGAACGGGGACCGGACGGGTATATCCAGCTTTGTCGCGATATGCACGAGGGACTGCAGCGTGAAATTACAATCCCCGCGTTCCCATTTTGACACCATGCCCTGAGACACGCCCATAAACTCCGCGAACTGTTTCTGGCTCATGTTTCGCTTGACACGCTGGGCGACGATCTCGCCGCAGATCACGCCGCAAAGCCCGTTGAAGGCCACTTCCTCTGCGGAGAGAGAGACAGAAAGGGAGGTAAGCAGATCATTCATACCTTGAGACATATTAAAGTTCCTCCTTCTTTTGGCGCAGACGTTCCGCAGCCTGCGGAATGTAGCCGGAATAGTCCGTCTTACGCTTGCCTGCGCGTTCATGAAACGCGAGCAGAAGAACCGGGGATTGATTCGCCAGAAATGCATACAGGATGCGCAGATTAAAGCCTTTTCCCGCCAAGTGCATACTGTAAAGCCCGCCGCCGATGTTCTCGAACTCCTTATGCCTGACAGCATGAATCCCCAGAGCCTTCAGCATGGTGAGACGCATCACCAAGAGCCGGAATACATCCGCTTCTGTACCGCTGCCGGCGATCAAGGCCAACAATTCCGGCGTGAAATCATCATGTGTGTCTATCATCGCCAAATAATTCAGCAACTGACGCAGGGCATCCTCTTTGTTCATTCTATGCTCCTTATTCATGTAAGATATTAACCTATAAATAATATCTTTATTCCAAAATATCACTCATAGCAGATATTGTCAAGAAAAATTGACTTGAAACAGGTTATAAAATCGAAAGCCCTTAGAATGGGCACTCTCCTTATCGTGGGAGACCTGTTTTCCAAAGGCTTATATCCTTAGCATAGAGCTTTGCAAAACAGATGTCAAGAAATATTTGAAAAACGGCAAAGAACCCTGTCCGGGGTATGGGACAGGGTTCTTTGTTTTTGGGGCGCGGGGTTATTCCGCGTCTTTTTTTTGCGCATCGCGCTGGGCGAGGAGCTTGTCGGCCATGTCGGAGAGGAGCTGCCACTGGGGCGGCTCGAGCCGGGCGAGGACGGAGACAAACTGCCGCTGAAACTCGCTGTCCGGGTCGCGGATGATGGACATGCAGAACTTCGTGATCTCCTCCTCGCGGGAAAGCTGCAGGAACATCTCCCCCTCGCCGCTGCGCAGCCAGCTCTCCGAGACACCAAACTCCCGGCAGATGGAGACAACTACGGAATCCAGCGGAACACGGGCGCCGCTCTCGTAGGCGGCGACGGTTCCTTGCTTTACGCCGATTCTCGCTCCGAAATCTGTCTGGTTGAGTTCGAGCGCTTTGCGCAAAAGTTTTATGCGTTCGTTCATACCTACCTCCTTCGAGTGCAGTATAGCATAAGCAATATTGCATTACAATATTAATTTATGGAAAAAGTATTGACAATGCTATATCGTTGTGGTATTTTTATATTGCGACTTAGATATATGCGTCACGCAAAGTATCAGTGCCGGATAGGGGGTGAGATGGTGGAACCACGCGAGTGCAGCTACGAGGAGTTCTGTGTCGGGATGTTGGAGTGTCTGCTCCACTATCACGAGCGGGTCACGATGCCTGTGGGACAGAACCTATGCAAAGAGATGGGAACGGAGAAGTGCCCCGAACGACTGGTTACAGACCAGTACGCCGAGGTACTTCGGGAAGCTATCCGGTGTGTCCGGATTGTTCACGATCTTTGAGAAGACACGTGACAGCGGCACGCACACATTCTATGCACTCCGACGCGGATCCGGGCGCATTATCGCAGGTATTTACGAGAAAACGCCCCGGCGCGCTGTCGTCCAACACGGTGACAGGCAGTTGGACTTCGCGGAGATACAACGGACAGGAGACGGTTATGACAGACCGCCGCAAAAGAATCACCTCCTTTCCGCTTCCATTTTATCACGGGTACAGGAAGAGATACAAGTGCGAAAAGCTGCCCTCGTGGGACACCGCGAAGGGGGGCACGAGGGCAGCTTTTTGCAGTGGTATGTACTGCAAGGGCGTGAAGCATCACGCAAAGTATGCGTGCGGAGGGGGTGAGATGGATGAATGAACGTATCCGTGAACTCATTAAGGCTTTGAACATGAAGCAAGCCGAGTTTGCCAAAAGAATCGGCGTTTCTCGCCCGTTTGTTTCCGAGTTATGCTCCGGCAACAAAAAGCCGAGCGACAGAACCGTCGCTGATATTTGTCGAGAGTTTAATGTGAACGAGCAATGGCTTCGTACAGGAGAAGGCGATATGTTCCTATGCATTGAACTCGTTGCAAAGTATGCGAGCAAGAGAGGGGGTGAGATGGTGGAGAAAGAAAGAATCAGAGAATTGCTCGAAAAGCAGCTGGAACTGCTTTCCAAGCAATCTCGGGGGGACCCGGCTATGCTGCCACAGCTCACGGACAGCATGGTGCAGGTTGTCAGTCTACTCAGGAGTCTTTGAGGGAGCCTGAGCGGATCTTATTCAGATAGTCCTGCTTCAATTCGCGGCATGCATCAAAGTACATGGATTGAATCTCAGACGGGCTTTTCCTGGACAGATCCTGCGAGCGGAGATACAGGAGCGCAAGCGCCTCTGTGCGATTGGACGGGAATGTGCTCAATTTCACTTCGCTTGACATCACAAATCACCTCCTTTCCGCTTCCATTTTATCACGGGGGCGGGAAGAGATACAAGTGCGAAAAGCTGCCCTCGTGGGACACCGCGAAGGGGGCACGAGGGCAGCTTTTTGCAGTGGTATGTACTGCAAGGGCGTGAAGCGTCACGCAAAGTATGCGTGCAGGATAGGGGGTGAGATGGTGGACAATCGCACGGAAGTGCGGCTGAACGTGCTGCAGGGGCTGCTCCACTATCACGAGCGGATGATGGCCGTGGGCATACGGATGCAGGATCCGAACGGGACGGAGACAGAAGTACCCATCGAAAAGCTCTACGATGGGTACGCCGATGCACTGCGGGAGGCCATCCGCTGCGTGAAACTGGTTAACGGTCGGACATGACGGTCTTGTAGACGGACGTGAGACAGTTCCGGCAGACAGGATCCGGGCAGTAATTATCGCAGCCGTTGGGATGTAGGAAGCGAGTTTCGTTCACGGTGAGTTCCCGAACCCAGACTTTCCGCTTGATGAAGTCCTTCGGGCACTCCACGGTAACGGGAAATTCGCGAATATCTGCGGTTTTCATGGCAGGCTCCTTTCTGCGGATGGCCTCCGATTAGAGCGTAACACAAAGCAGAGTGAGATACAAGTGCGTGAAGCGTCACGCAAAGTGTGCGTGCAGGATAGGGGTGAGATGGATGCGCGAAACGATTTGGCTGGACGAGAAAAACAAAAAGACGGCGAAACAGGTAGCCGCGGTTCTTGCCGAGGCAAAGGCTACCTGCTCCGACGTCCGGGCCATTCTGCAGGCCGTCTGGGATTATCTGGGCGTTACGGTCTGCGAGGATGGAGACGCGTAACAGCATCCGCGAGGTGCGGCAGCATGGACGTGTTGTCAGCGAGAGCGGCAAGGCTCACGACCGCACAGGCCGGCTGACCGTCGCGGGCGGTGCAAGTGTTCCACGCGCAGGTGCTCCGGCAAGGGACTTCCTGCGAGGGCGTGGAACGGATCGGACAGAATTTCGTGTTCATCGTTTTTCACCTCCTTTCCGCACCTATTTTACCACGGGGACGGGGAGGAGAAAAGGGAGGGTGGAACAGTTGCTGAAAAGGCGAGAGACGGTGCGGGGCGGGGTGAAAGAGGTCGCCCGGTGGATCCCGCGCGCCGGACGACGCAGAAAGCGGGAGAACCACCGGGCGAGGAAGGCAATCATTCGCCGGAGGAGATCTGCCGGGCGTTTTTCGGCAGGATGACCAGACACTCGGCATCCGGGAATTTCTGCTTCAGCAAGTGGCGGAATTCCGAAAAGCTGACCGGAGAAATTACGTCGAAGGACGTCTCGTACACAGATTCAACCGTGCAGCCGCTTGATTCCAGAAACGGGACGACATCCGGCGGCGGGGCATGGCGAAAGTGCAGATAAAACCAGCGAGACACAAAATCACCTCCTTTAAGCTCAGGATAGCACGGCGGCGGGAGGAGGGCAAGACGATGGAAAACAAGCGAAGGAGGTGATGACATGGTTATTTGGATGCTTATCGGGGTCGGGTGCATCGCAATATGCGCGGCGGCGCTTATTGCAGAGTGGAAATTTGGCGTCGATCTCGCGGCGATAGCTTTCGCGCCGGTAGTGGCTATCGCGGGTATCTGTATTTTGATTATCTGCCCGCTGATGAGGATGAGCGACAATCGGGAGATCGACGAATACATCCGACAGAAAGCATATATCGAGACGCACACCGCGGTGAACGCGGTAGAGGACGCAGCACTCACCAGCAAGAAAATTGAGCTGAACGGTTGGCTTTACAAGGCGCAATCCGACAAGACCCGGCACGGAGCGTGGTCGCTGTATCCGGATGCTGTGATGGAGCTGGAACCGATTGAATAAGGAGGTGACACAGTATGCTGAACGAGGAGAAGCAGGGCGAGCGCAGGAGCCTTTCGGAACTGATGGGCAAGAGCGCGGCGCTGGACGAGCAGCTGAGCCCGCAGCT